CCCTGGAGGTTATGTTGAGCATGTAAATCGTGTAGTACGTTGTGCTTTAAAACAATCTAAATTATGGGAAGAAGAAGGATGTGATATGACTACCTTTACCCAAGAAGAACTTGTATTTGCTGCTATTAATCATGACCTGGGTAAAATGGGTGATGCTAATCATGAAGCCTATATCCCCCAGGATGATAAATGGAGAAAAGAGAAGCTCGGTGAGGATTATAAATTCAACACCCAACTCGCTTTCGCATCAATCCCAGACCGAGGTTTGTTTATGCTGCAATCTCATGGTATTTCTTATTCATTTAACGAGATGCTAGCAATCCAAACTCACGATGGCTTATACGATGACGCAAATAAAAAATATTTGTTCGCATTTATGCCAGAACAAAAGCCACGTACTTCTCTTCCATTTATCTTACACCAGGCAGATTTAATGGCTGCTCGTATTGAATTTGAGCGTGAGTGGTTGCCTAAATTAAAGGGTAACGTGACCCCCGAAAAAAAGAATTTTACATTAGATAATAAACCTAAAACTAAACAACAAAAAGCTTTAGGTTCAATGAAAAGTGAAGGTTTAAAAAACTTACTAGATAACTTATGATTACCGTTATTATTATTCTATCAGTTATAGTACTTGCCCTTGGGTATACTACGTTTAACCTTCTTCGCAAATTTGAAAAACAAGAGGATATCCTCGCAGGTTATCTAGAATATTTAGATAAACTTTCGCGAGTAATAGAGGTTTCAGATGAAAAACTCAAAGAAATCGATTCACGTGGTACGTTTGAATCTGATGATGAGGTAGGTTTTTTCTTTCAACAAATTAAAGGGTTACAAGATATCTTAAACGACTTCCAATTAAGGAAGCTTTAACATATTATGCCCAAAAAAAGAAGACCTAAAAGTAAAAATTATTTTACTCAAGATACGGAAGATGCTATTGTGTTATACAATAGCACTTCTAGTACGGATGAGAAAAGTAAAATATACGAAAGAAAAATTCACTATCCGTTTTTTAAATTAACGGAAAACATAATTCACACCTTTAAATTTTACTATACTGAAGTAGATGATATTGAACATCTACAACATGAGGTTATTTGTTTTCTTCTTTCAAAGATCCACCTATTTGATCCTAGTAAAGGAGCTAAAGCATACTCTTACTTTGGTACTATTGCTAAACGTTACTTAATCCTTCAGAACCAAAAAAATTACAAAAAGCGAATCAAAAAAGCCCCAGTAGATGAATTATTTAAAGATGATACTCATACTTATAGTATTAGCGATCATCCATCTAATGATCCTTTATCTAAATATATTGATTTATTTGTAGATCATATTACAAAAAATATCTACGAATTCTTCCCTAAACAAAAAGATGCAGCTGTGGCTGATGCAATTTTAGAACTATTTCGTAAAAGAGAAGATATAGATGTTTTTAATAAAAAGGCACTTTATATTTACATTCGCGAAATGGTAGATGTAAAAACTCCTAAGATTACTAAAATAGCAAATCAACTTTACGATATATTTAAAGATAATTATATATTTTATCTTGAAAATGGTTATGTAGAATTTGAATAACTTATATTTATAATAAACAAAACACTATAAATATGAGTGCTCAATTTGAAAAAATTATATTCGGTAAAAAGAAATTCTCGGATTTACTTGAGGAAATCTATACTAACCAAAAGCGCCGCGAAGCACAAGTAACCGCGCTTATTTCCGAATTAAAACCAATGGTTTCCGACATTGGTGACGCTACCCTTATTGTTCCTCTTATTAAAGAATATATGGAAATTGGGGTAAAAAATGATGATGCCTTAATTAAAATGGCTACGTTAGTTCAACGTGCTCTTAATTCTACTAACGAAGATGGTAGTTTAGGTATTAGTGATGAGGAAAAAGCCCAATTACTTGAAGAAATGGAAAAACTACAAGATAAAAAGTAATGGCTAGAATATTAAAATCAGGACAATCTTTATATACTGAATTATCACAAAATACTATTGTAACTAATAATAATAGAATTAATAATAATAGTGTTGGTAATAATGGTTCTTTCTTTGAAATAATTACAGGAAAAGTTGTAAGTGTAAACGGTACCGGAACTTCCAAAACTGGAGAAATTGAAGTTGAAATTATTGGAAATTCTCAAACTAATGGATTTCAAACTGCTATTCCTCTTTTTCCTAATATAAAAAATTATCCTTTAAAAAATGAAACAGTTGTTATAATCCCTAGTATATCAACAAATGGTAAAACAACATATTATTACTTAAGTCCTGTAAATTTATGGAATAATAACCAAACTAATCCTTACCAATCCACCCAAGATGTTCAAATTGATAATGATTATAAAGGAAAATCTTATTCTGAAGTAGAGCAAACAGGTAATCCCAATAAGTTTTTAAATGCATCTACAAATTATATTGTAGGTACCTATTTTAATGATGAAAATTATAATAACCCAACATACCCTTATGAAGGAGATTATATTATAGATGGTAGATTTGGTAATTCTTTAAGATTTGGTAATACTGTACCTGATAATATTATAAATAATACACAAAAAAACCCTAATCTTAATAATAATTGGTCTTCTACTGGAAATATAGGAGACCCTATTACTATTTTAACTAACCAAAAACCCCTTAGAGAACCTAAATATCATTCTGTTACTGAAAATATTAATATAGATGGTTCATCAGCCTATTTTACTTCAACTCAAAAGATTCCAATTTTAGTTTCTTCTACTAATAATTATCTTTCTTATAAGACTGAAGAAGATGAAAATCCTCAACCTGAGTTTAAAATCACTACTAAAACTAAAAAAATTAATTTCCCATCAGGAGACTCAGGACAAGAGGTTGATATTAAAAGTCAATTAACAGAAATATTAACCCAAATTTCTGATAATCCTTCTTCAAATTCATCACTTAGAATTTTAGGAAGTGAATCTCAAGTTCCTAACCCTAATAATGAAGCCAAAGGTACTTTAGCATCTTTAAGAATAGAAAATGTAAAAAGTATCTTACCTTCAAATATTAACATTACTAGTAATATAAAAATAGGTAATACACCCTATATTCAAGGAGTTGATAATCCTAATGATATTAAATATGAAACTGATCAGTTTGTAGAAGTTACTTTAATTCAAAGAACTAGAATACCTAATACAAATATTGTTACCCCTCCTCCAATATTACCTAGTAATTATGATAAAAAACAAATCATATTAAACTCAGGTAGACTATTATTTAATTCTACTGAAGACCATATTTTACTATCTTCTAAAAAAAGTATTAATTTAAATACCGTTGAATCAGTTAATATAGATGCCCAAACTAGAACAGTAATTCAATCTCCTGAAGTATATCTAGGGGGTGTTGAAACTTCCCAACCTATAGTATTAGGTAATGATTTAGTAGATGTATTACTACAAGTTTTAAATGATTTAGAGGCTTTAACAGATGCTCTATATACATCTAAAGTCTCAGCAGTTGAAGGACCTTTATATCCGGCTAATATAATAGCTCAATCTATTAATGATAAAATAGGAAATTATAGAGCTGCCCTATCAGGTTCATTATCTTCATACGTAAAAGCTACATAATGTTAGATCCCAATAAAATAGTAGAACAAAGAAAACAGAAAAAACAGCTTAAAAAAGAAAGAGTAGAACAAGCTGAACAGACTTCTATTGACGTAGAAGTTATTAATAATTCTGTATCTGAAGATTCTAAATTAACTGGTTTACAAAAAATAGGATCATCTGTATTAAAACAAAGTCAAAAACTTTCTAAATTTGTAATCCCATTAGCTTTAAATCTTATTAAAGAATATGGTGTAGAACAATTAGAGACTGCTTTAGAAAATAACAGAGATAATATAGATGCCCTAAGAGATGAACTTAAAGATCAATTTTGTAATGTTCAATTACCCCAAATTATAGAAAAAAGAAATAATGCTGTAGAATATCTAAATAATGTAGGTAAAATTTTAGATTCTCTTACTTTAAGTATTAATTTTGGGGGATCATTTGTTGATATATTAGAAACCCTAATTAAAATCTTAAGAGGAGCTAGTTTTGGTGTTAACCAAGCAGCTAAAGCAATCCCATTAATCCCAGGAGCGGTTGTATCAATTGTAAATGATTTAAATACAATAGCAGATACAGTTACATTTAAAGCTGATGGTACTCCTAATATCCCCCCTATTAAAATAGCAGTATCCAATGTATCCCCAGCTTTTGCCGTAGTTCAAGCTACTATTGTAAGATGTGTAGAATTATTAGACAGATTAGATATTTTAATTACATTATGTGATCCTAATGCTAATCTAACTGGAATATCAGATTCAATTAATAATATATATGAAAATGAATTATTAGCTGAAATTTCTGAAAATGAATCTACTTATAAAGGTTTTATTTTAGATATAGAAACCCGTCCTTTTACAGACACAGTAGATCAAAATAGAGCAGTAGGCAAAAATAACTCTGGAATTATAATGATTGCAACCGAATATTCATTCGCTTCAGATCCTAAAGTATTAATTGATGAACTTAAATACATTATAGATAGAGATAATTTAAAAGCGTATTAAACTAATATTTATAACCATGAAATTAACAGAATTAAGAAAAATTATTAGAGAAGAAGTGAGAGAAGCTATTCAAGATGAATTAAAAGATATTCT